TTGATATCTGCCATCTATTTGAAAAGCAATTCAGATCTAGAAAGTATTTATATTTACTATGTTGTTATCTTTGAAACAAGCTCACTTAAGGCAGATTTTAGTGTTTCAATTTCTTTTTTCATCTCATTTAACTCTGCTTCCCTATCAGAATTTCTTCTCTTGTTAGAAATATAATCACTATAACCTTGTGCGTCCATATTAACTATGGCACCTGTTTTTTCATCACGAAAAAGATTTTTATATCCCTCAACTGGTATCATGATATTTTTGTTTTAGTTTTCTTTTTGACTAATGGAATTGGTAAATCAAAACTTCCACCACTTTTCTTAACCTCATCTCTAAATGTGTCAACTCCCTGTTTTATAATACTAGTGTCTCTAATTCTTCTAAGACCCTCTGTCCCTTTAGGTGCTTTCTCAAACATCTTAGGAGCTAAATTTTCCATGAATTGTTTGAATGTCTTCATTATGCTAATGCAATTGCCCTAAAGTCTTTTAGTCTCACAGGATAAGATTCATTAGTAGAGATCATAACAATCTTAATTACAAATCCACTGAACTGTTCTAAGTTATCAACAGAGAACTGATACTCAGAGAACTGTCCGAAAGGATCTGGAGATACAAATGCGTCTGCTCTACCATCATTCTTACTTAAATCAATTACATCATCTCCAAATCCATCACCATCAATGTCTACTAAATTTTTGTAACCAGGAAATGCTCTGTAAGTTTGAGATACCTCAGTTGAGTCTGCACTAAACAATCTATAGAAAACTCTGAAATCAGACTCAGGTTGTACACTAGCACCAACTAGAACTTTTAATGAAGTTGCTGGTTGTTTTAAATCAACTCTTTTCGATATAAAGATTGAACCGTGTGGATCATCTTCTAGTTGATTTGTTCTTGTATCCGTCGTATAGTTATTGAAACCAATAGGATTGTTAATTTTATTTCTACCTAAAACAAATGTTGCATTTTTAACATCTAAAACTGGTGATAAATTTGGATCAGATGAACTCATATTAACATCTAGTGTTAAAGACTTTCTCTTAGGTAAATTTGTTAATTTACTTGACTCGTTGATTTGTGATGCAACAAGTCTTGGAGTAGGATAGAAAGTGGTTTCATTTATTATTGTAGGTTCAAATCCTTGATCGACAAATGATATTTCATTTCCATTTGCACTTGTTCCACTTATTGTTCTAAGAGATGATCCGACACGAGTTGTATTGCCAGGTGTTATCACATTGAAGATTGGTGTAATAGAACTAAACTGATGATTTTGAGAAATTTCAACTTTTTTACCACCAATTGCCTTCTCGCTCTTGAAACATAGAAGTGTGTTATTAGTTCTTAAAGGTGCGATACCTGCGACATCAACCTCAAGATAATAATTATCAATATTTGATGAAGATTTTAAAGTAGCATTTGTAGGAACTGTATGAGTTGTGTTAATACCAACTAAAGGCATACCAGATATTTCATAAGTTTGTATAGCATCACCAGAAGAATGAGATGTTGGTGTGGTATTTAAAATTCCTCTTGTTAAAGTTAATTGTCCAGTGCCAACTACATAAGAAACTATCTCCTCACCAATCAACGCTTCACCCCTATCAGTGGTTATTCCAGCAAAATTACTGAATGGAGAAGTATTTCCTAATGAAACTGTTGTATCTTCTGTTGTTAGATCTGATGTTATTGGAACAACAGTAGTGTCTGGCTTCACATTCTTAATCTGGACTTGGTTAGTTGCACCGTGATGAGCATGATTGTATTGAGTTACTTCAAATACTTTTCCTGAATACAAATCACCATTTTGAACTGATGATGTATTCTGAGGTGAATTTACAGTCGCAGATGTTATTGTTCTTGTATTATTATTTGCACCATAATGAACGATCTTATGTGTGCTTGTGAATTTTTCACCTTGAACATCCGTTAAGAATAAAGTATCAGTTGAAGTTGATATTTTAGTGACAACTAATTTAAATCCTGCTCCTCTTGTAATTTGAACATTTGCATTATCAATAGTCAAAACTTCACCTACTTGATATCCATTACCAACAGTTAAATTAGATATTGAATTAATTGCACCAGTCGTAGCATCAATTGAAATAGAACACTGTGCATTTGTACCACTTCCAGTCAATGAAACAAGTGGAATATTATTAAGACCTGTAGCTGCATATCCAGCACCATTTGATACAATCGAAAAATCTGTATTAGCAACTGGAGGAGTTCCAGATCCACTCGATTGAGCGATAGGTGCACCTATACTTTCAACAACACCAATTATATTTTGATCATCTACACCAACCGCAGAGTTTGTACCCAAATCTGTACTTACTTTTCTACCAACTGGATAATCTGATGCTGATCCTCCACTAATTTTTACTTTAATTTTTCTTGGAAGAACATGAATTGGATTATCTGGTAAAACCTGTGTATTTAAGTTACCAGCTTCAATTGGACTGTTATAGAATGTGGTTGTTCCTGAATCTACAAAAGATGCTTTACGTAATTTAAATGTTAAATCTTGATATTGACTAGCAGTCCAAATCGTACCATTTTGTGATTTGAATAAACTACCACCAATATATTGCTTAGATACAACAACATTTTCCACATCAGGTAAACTAGTGGTTTTAATTGTTTTTTGTCCCATTGTAGCAACCCACATCTCATACTTATCTGAAGCAGGTGATAAGAATACTAGAGCATATTCTTTTTCAGGTTCTAGATAAATTGGTGAAGGAAATTTAAGAGTTGTTGGTACTGATGCATCATCAGACAAATTAATATTGTTAGGATTAACTGCTATTTGAGCATAATCTTGAACTAAGAATTTAGTTGGAGTTCCTAATTCAACCTCTCTTAATTCTACAAATAATTTTGATCTCTCATCCTTAGATTTAAAATATACATCAAACGATGTTAAGAAAGCACCTGTTTCATCCACAGTAAATGATTGTGCTAATGGATCTCTATGAGGAGCAACATACTTCTCTCTTTTCTCTTTGTAAATTAAATTAACTCTTTGAGTTATTTCACTTGGACGAGTTCCAGATGGTGGGGGTGGATTTCTTACTTGAACAGTGCTACTTGTATTGGTCTGTATTGTTCCTGTACCTGTAAATGTACCAGATGCATCACTTGAGTGATCAGTATTGCCAGGAACGGGTATAGTGCCCTCTGGTGCTGATGTAACTCTGAATGTTTTTGTACCTGTAGCAAATACTGTTGGAGGTTTTGGTGTAGTATTTGGATCTCTAAAGAAGAATGCTCCTAAAAGATCACCCCAGTTATCACTGAATAAATCAATACTACTTACTGTTGCTACTGCACCACTCTTTTCACCTACAATTTTAGCACCTTTTGTAACATAACCATAATAGTTTTCTTTATTAGCGAGTGATATTGTATCAATATTTAATATCTTAGATGTTGCTGAATATGTGTCAGATGGAGCAGGTCTTGATGAGTCGTATGGATCGACACTATAGTCTTCCACACTTACTGATGGTGAACCTAGTCCAGCACTCACATCGGGTCTTGTGCTATCTCCAAATTTATGATTTGGTCTCTGTAACCTCATAAATCCTATTTGTTCACCATCAACTTCAATTTTAGCATTTTCAAAAACATTGAATGAACCAGAAACCATATCTATTTCAATCAATTTGGGGACAATATCTGGTACACCATTATCAAGATAATGAAAATGTTTTGTAAGTGGTCTTAATCCATTCGCATTAAAGAAAACATTCCTCGAACGCATAAATGGATCAACTTCGGAAGTTACTTTAACACTCTCAACATAATCAAATTCATTACTAGGTCCTTGTAAAACATTTTGGAATGTTCTTCTAACTTGTTGAGTTTGAGCAACGAGTTGTTTAGTTATTCTTATTCTTCTTCTATACCAATTATAGTCAGGATCTTGAATATCTCTTACACCAAAATTACCGTTACTTGCTTCAAGTGGAGTTTCATCTACAGTTCCAATTACCTCTTCATTAGCAACTTCAGCCCACTTAGCACCTGTTGATTCAATTCTTTTATTGTTGGCATAAAGTGTTCTTGTCCAGTTGTCTGAAGGAGGATCTAAAATAATACCACCCATAAACACAATAACATTAAATGGGTTTACATTTTCAACTTCTGTTGCTTGAGGTTGTTCTAACCAATCAACTTCTTCATAATTTAATGTAATTAAATCACCAGTTTTTTTACAGTTTGAATCTTTTAATTGTAAATTAGAGTTTAAGTCAGCAGCATTTATATCAATACTTGGATTTAAAGCTAGTTCTGGGTTCATTGACCAGAAATCTACAGCACTAACTAATTCCTTACTAACTACATCAACATCACATCTGGATCCTATTTCCTCTGTAAAATCAATAAAGTTTCTATCTGAAAAATTATTAACAACAAATCCAGTTTTAAATCTATCTAATCCATCAGCATCCCTTACTTGAAGTGATTTTGCATTAAGTTCTAATGAATTAAGTGAAGTAGTAGTTTCTAAATTTTCAATTCTTTTTTCTAAGGCACCAATATCTCTCATTGTGAACCTTTTATTTTCATACATTCTAATATTAGGTCCTTTAACTGTATCATAAAGATAAGGTGGTAATGCTATCTCAGCAATTTCCATAGAATTTCCAACTTCAGTTGGAGGTGCTGGTTCATCAGATGATTCACCCTTTATTAATTTTACTTCTTCATATTGATTGATTACTAATTTATCAATTCTAGGTAAGTAATAACTATAACCTAAAATAGAACTTTCATTAGGAGAAATGACATATGAATTAGTTGATACGAATTCTCTACTGGTAAATGCGAATGGAGATGCACCTGAAACAGAACTAGCGGAAGTATCAGAAAAATTCTTTACCCTTGGTCTATAATCTATTACATCAGTAGCTCTATTATTTCCTATACTAGGTATATCTTTTGAATACCTTTCTCTTGTGTATGAATTTACTGAGTAGAAATCACCACTATCTCCATTAGCAACTTGATATTGATCATAAATTATTAATAATTGATTTGAAGGGATAGCAGATTTTCCTCTTCTAACAATTTTTGAATAATCACAATATTGTAATTTATGACCTTTATCTAAAACATAATTACTAGTTCTGTCAATAAAGTTACCTAACTCAGTTCCCTGTAAAATTGATTCTATACCTGACTCTTTGAATTGTATTACTTCACCTATGGCAAATTTATTAGAATTTAAATAAACAAAATCAACACTATTTGAAAAACTTTTAACAATTTGACCAACTGCACGACTATCTTTTCCAACGATTTTTTCACCGATTATTGCATTTGTGTCAAGATTTAATCCACTAACAAAAGTTAAAGCAGGTAGATCTGGTTGTGCAGTTGTTTTTGACTCGTATACTGCAATAACTTTTACTACATCAGGTACATTAAGTGATATTTCTCTATCTTCAACTCTTAAACCATAAGCATCACTAAATGTAAGACCACTATTGATATTTGATGCACCTGAAGTTTGTGTAACTGTAAGTTGCTCACTTCTAGTATAATCTTTAGATTTACTTGATGCTCCTACTTTCTTCATAGTCACACCAACAGTTATCTGTTTTGCGTCTTGAGATAATCCTGTAAATGTGATGTCATTACTACTTGAATTTATTGATACTTGATCTGATGTTAATGTTTCAATTAATCCATTTTGATAGTGTATTGAATATTTTTCTGAATCAAAGGGTTCAAAAAATGCACTAGTGATACCACTATTTGCATCTAATCCTGCTTGTGAATTAATAGTTAAAGAACCTGAAACTGACTCTTGATTTGTAATTTGTCTACTAATTATTAAATTAGATCCAGAAGTATCTACATTTGAAATATTTTTCTTTGGTAATTTTGTAAAAATTCCTGAGTCTTCTAAATTTAGAATTTTTGGAACTTTAATTCTGAATGGAGATGAAGTTGTAGTAACAGTACCTGTACTTACACCAACAACATTAACAGTTGATGCTAAAGTAAGTACTTTACCATCTGCAGAAATATTTGTAATTTGGTTAAATGTTGGATCTACATAATTTCCTTTATTGTATGAGATAATAGACCCAGTGTTGATACCAACTCCAGCAAAACTTCTATTAGCGACACTCGCTGCTGTTCCAACTATGTTTAATTCATCTGACAATGAAAAATTAGGTAATACACGATCATATAAAACAGTATCAGCCTGAAAAGTTGAAATACCTGCACTAAAATTGCTTTGATAAATTGATTTTATATCATCTGTTGTAAATTTCAATATTTCAACTATTGAAATTTTAGACTCATGAGTTTTTTCATTAATTATTAATTCTTCTCCTGCAATAAATGATCCTGTGGTTTGTGAAACTACTATTTCATTTAATCCAGTGGTGCCAGCGTTTCTTGCAATGTAACCAATGGCACCACTTGCTAAACCTCTTACTCTCTTTCCCTGTGATGCTATAGAAGATGTAAATGAATTACATTTTAATATAGTGAATGTTTGAATATCGTATAAATGTAAATCCCAAGGAGTTGTGTCACCTGTATAAGACGCATCAGATACTGCAAAAGAATAAACTCTTGCCTCTCCCACCTGTAGTCCTGACGAGATATGACCTTGTGTACCAACTCTTCCACTTCTCAACTCAACAACATTACTGCTTCCTCCACCAAGACTTACTGTAGGAGATCCGTTAACATTATTAACCTTTATAACACTTCCCATTTTAAATGGAATTGATGCAGCACTAATAGATTTTGTATCTCTTGGTTTTTGAATATCAGTTACTGTTGTTCCTGGTAGATATACATCAAATCCTCTTACATATGCTTTACCAGGTGACAATTTGACACACATTAAATCATCAGTAGGTGTGTTTCCATCATCAGTTACTTGATCTTCAGTATATAATCCACCTGAACCAATCTCATCATTTAATGAATCTTGAGTCGTAACACGGAATGGTTCAACTGCGTAGTTTCCAGACTCATCAAATGTTCTTTTTGCAAAATATTTTTTTAATTCTGAATATGTGGAAGAATCTTGTAATTTTTTAGTTTGACCCTCATTTATTCTGAATAATTCTATAAAATTAGTATCTTGATAATCTTGTAAATCTTTTTTGGCAAGTTTTACTGTAATCTTAAATCGATCTGCACCTGGTGCTGCAAAGTTAGTAAAACCTTTTGCGTTATCATATAAAGAATTATCATCATTTGCATTTACAATTTCTTCTAAAATTTCAAATCCAACTCTATATGATGGGGTGTTTGAGTATGGTTCAAGAATTATCAAAGAGGTTGGAACATCAACAAAAGTTCCACGTAAAAAATATACACCCTTATTAACACCAAACGCTGATCCAGTAGCGGTTGCATTTTCAGATACAAGTGTTAGAATAGTTTCTTCTATATTTAAAGTTGTATTACCATAAGTAACATTATCCTCAAGAATTAATACCTCACCATCTGGGAAAGCACCAGTTTCTCTATCAGTTCCAGATTGATTATATTTTACAAAAATTGTTATGTCATCCACTCCCTCTTGAGGTGGTAATATAAAATTCTTAATAGTTGCTACTATTCCAGAACTCTGACCACGTACTCTTGTACCCTTTCCATTATTATTTGATATTAATTCATTTAGATATATTGAAACGTCTACACCTAAATGTGATGCATTAATTTTTGCAGAAAAATAAGTTGGATCATATTCAATACCACCAGGTATGACCATTGATCCTTCTTTGAATATGTGTTTTCCAAATGACTCAACTTGATTTTGTAATAGAGACTGTAATCCAGTTAATTCTCTAGCCTGTACAGGATATCCAGGTTTGAATAGAACCTTGTAAAAATTTTTGTCCTTATTAAAATCGTCATAATAAGGTGATATATTTAAGTTAGTCTTCTGTGGCATCGGTTAAAATTCCAGTATGATTTTTATGTCTTCTTTTTGACGAGGATTTCTATTAATTAGAGGTCTATTATCGAGATAGATTATTTCACCTGACCCTTTATTTATCTCACTATCAGATAACCCTTGTGCGAAAGTTGTTCCTAAATTAATAACTTTATTACCATCTGGATTAAGTGTTGCATCAGAAAAAGTTATATCAATTGATCCAGAGAAAGAAGATGCAGTTCCAACAACGTTATTTGAAATACTTGAGTTTTCAAATTCATATGTCCTTCCACTAGTTGATATACCTGGAAAATCACTTTGATCTAAGGTTGTTCTGTTGAAGTTTAATGATCTATCTTTAAAATATTTCATTACTTTTGTATCAAGATCATAAGATGCAACATAACCAGTAGCAACCCTTCCTACATTCGGAGAAATTGATAATGTTTGTCTTATCTCTTCTCCTATAACAGGTGAAGATCCAGTTACGGTATCAAATTTAATTGCTTGTAAAGAAGAATACGTATTATCAGTGTAAGTCAATGAAGTTCCAACTTTTGTTGGATTTTTAACAATACCAACTTGTGCAAATTTTGTATCTATTGGGAAATCTTTTGTTGAATCATCAAATCGAGCATAAACAATTACTCTATCAGTTCCCAATTCAGTATATACATCGCTTCCATGTCCTAACTTAGGAGGTATAATAGGTATTAATTTTGCTGTTTTATCCGCTGCTACAAAACTATTCAGAGTTCCTAGATCAACCAGTGCGTAACTATAACCCTTTCCACCAGCACTTACTGTTACGTTTGTAATTGTACCATTAACAACATCAACTCTTGCCTTTGCTCCTGTTCCATCTCCTATAATATCAACTTCCTGTCCTAGTCCATCTGCATAATCATTTCCACCTCTTTCTATGTAAACATGTTTAATTTGATTTTCATTTAAAGTTGAATCACCATTTTCACGAACTGCTCTTATTTGTGCGTCAGTGCTTGAAGACCAATTATTGGGGACAGTGATAAATTCTGTTGAATCAAACTTGATAATATCACTTGGTGATACTGTAAATAAGTATTTCCAAATATACCCATCACCACTATTACCTGCTTTTGATGGTTCTAAGTCAGTAAATGTTGGTTCGTCTTGGGAGACATTTCCAATCGGGTTAGCTCCGCTTGAACCATTATCAATACAAACGTAAACTTTAAAGTCGGAATTAAGAACGTAGTAGTTCGCATCATATAATCTATTTGCTTTAGTTATTGGACTTTGATTTTGTGGACTGTAATCATCTCTATAAATTTCATATCTATTTCCTGAAGTCCAATCAACTCTTCTTATAATTCTTCTTATATTAGCTGAAGATACTTTTTTACCAAACATCATAGTATCTCCAGAGTGAGATCTATATGAAAAACTATCAGTAGGTGCAGGAGTATCAGAATTCCAATTTCCTGATCTACCATATCCCACCAAAGTTGGTGATCCTGCTGGATTTGCTAATCCTACAAAAACATAGTATGAATTATTTGTATTTTCTACTGATTCGACAAAATTATTTGCGTTCAGAATTCTAAATTGGTCAGTAACTATTGCCGACATCTTAAAATTTTACTTTTCTTTTTATTTATAGTGGTTATTTAATCAAAGTCCAAATACTCTAATCGCACCCGTGGATCTAAGACCCCTATGTGATGTAGAAACATAATTTTTTCTTTGAATAGTTGGGAAGGTTGATAAACCAGCATCTACAGTTAATCCTGTAACTCCTATTGAAATAGGATTACTTGAACGAGTACCATTAAATATTCTACCCCAACTTAATCGACCCATAGATGTAGATGTTCCAATACCACTTGGATAGTGAAAACCAGTCGTTGCTATACCTACAAGATTTGATCCTGTCATAACATTACATACAATTTCACCATCCTCACCGTTGCTTGAACGACCATGTACAATATAAATGTTATCTAAAAATGTTGTTCCAATACCAACAACAGATGAATTGTGTGTATCTACAGATGTTACACCATTACCAACAGAGGTATCTTTTATCATAACAGGATATCCAATTGCCAAATCAGATGCCACCTTAGTCGCTCTATAGAAAAACTTAATCGCTGGTTGACTACCATTTGTTGTTGCAGAAATTCCTGTAATAATTCCAGTAAATCCTTGAGTATTTGTGAATGATGTTATTTTTTCTGTTTGGAACTCAGGTGCCTCTATCAACACTTGAGGTGGGTTAGAATGCGTGTATCCAAAACCCACAGCGGAAAGAGTTACACCATTAACTGCACCATTTGATATAGTTGCTGTCGCAAACGCTGTAGAACCAATACCTAGTGTTGTCCCTGCACCTATAGGAGGTGTAATAGTTAAATTTGGTGATGTCAAATATCCTGAACCAGCATTTGTAATATTAATGTTCGATATAGTTCCAGCAGCAGAAACAATAGCAGTTGCTGAAGCACCAACATTTATTTCTCCTGATGTTATAAGTGCATCTACATCAAATTTAGCTAATCCATAATTGTCATCTTCATATACAAATGACTCAATTTCATCAACAAATATACTACCAGATCCAACCTCACCAGTTGTTACTGATAAATCTCCGATTATCTTAGCAGTAGGATAAATTTGTGGTTCAATTGAAGGTCTTGATTTATCAACAACTTCACCATTTATTATTAAATCAACCTTTTGTTTTGTCCATCTAATTGGTTTTTCATTTGTTTCATCTACTCCAAGACCAGTGTAAATATTTGTTTCTAGCAAGTCTGCTCCTAGTATTTCCTTCACTACTCTCTCGTTTGTTTGAGATGTTGTCAATCCAATAGGACTTTTTGTAACCTTAATTTGATCACCTATTTTAACACTTTCTTGAATATCAACAATATCTACATCTACCCCATCTTGACCTTTATAGAAGAATATGTCTACTTTATCATGATCATTAAGACCTGGTGAGGACTCTCCTGATGGTGGTTCAACAAATGTGAACGTTGTGCCACCTTCAAATTGATATGATACACCTGGTTTTTGAAGAACTCCATTTACAAATATCAATAACACTGCGTCTAAATCTATAAGTTGTGATTGAGCATTACTTGCATCTTTCTCAAAACTTAATAGTTGTCCGTTAAAGAATAATGGGAATCTAAGTCTAGATCCATCTTGTAGATTTTTTATGTCATCAATAAAGTCTATTTCACCAAATTGCCAAGCTGAGAATTTATCATTGAATATTTGTAATACTTCAAGTTCAAATTCTTGAATTGGTGATGATAAATGAGATGCTGTAACTAAACCAACAGGTTTGAACTTATCACCAATTTTAAATGAATGTCCTTGTCTAGCGACTTGAAAATTAGATATTTCAAATAAAGTTGATCCAATACCAACTGTTGTTTTGGCTGCTCCTACAGTTAAATCAAGAAGTAGATTAGATCCAGTGTCAGTAGTTGTTCCAACACCTAATCTTGAAACACCAACCACAGGAACATTGTCATAATTAGGTTCTGGAATTATAATCTCAGGATTTACATATCCAGTACCAGCATTGTCTATTGTAAATGCAAGTGTGCCACCAGCACCAACTATGGCAGAAACTTCTGCACCTGTTCCACCGCCACCACCTTTACCAACAAATAAAGTGATTGTATTAAGTGTAGTTGCACCTATACCAGTGATTATGCCAGCAATAGGATCTGAATTTGGGAAACTGGTTTTTGATACTGCTCTTGGATATGGATGATCTGAGAAGAAGTCATCTTTTGAACATTTGAATACAAGTCCACCAGTATCAATTCCAACCGCATCACTTGTTGTAAGACCGTGATTTGGTATTGTTAATAGTAAAGTTCCTGAGTGTGAAGTATAAACTGCATTTGTTGCTGTAAATGCGTTTGAACCTGTTGCTGCAAAACTACCTCTACGTATTGAACCAATTCCTGAACTTACAAATCTATGTTCATATGCTTGATCAGTGACCCCAATTGCAACTGAACCACCACGATATCCTGATCCAAAATTCAAATCCTCAAAGAATTCAAATGCGTTACCACCACCAGTGTAGGTATGTGTTTGAGTATGAACTCCCGCACGAACCTCAAATGTCCTATCAGAAACTATACCTACTAAGAATAATGGTCTATCGTGATTTGTGAATATAGTTGTGCCTGAACCTACATTAAAGTTTAAATCTTTTAATTTAACAGTATTTGGTCTATTCAAACCAAATCCATGAACTATGTCTGTTGTAACTGTTATAATACCAGTAATATTATCATATGAGGCAGTTTGGATACCAAGATTAAATCCTGATGAGGTTCCTATTCCAACTATTCCAGTTAACCCACCAGCAGCATTTTTTTCTGCTCTAACTTTTGCACCGTGAAGTGGAGCATATCCAAGACCTTGTGTTGAACCTAATGATATTATAATACCACCTCTGGGAACTTGATTTTGGTTTATATCAGATTCAGATACTATGTTATCGCCATTCTCAGATGTTATACCAGTGAATTGTACTGTAGATATACCTGCAGTCGCATCCGTAATAAACTCATAATTATTTCCTGTATTGTTTAATGTTAGTGGTGTTTGGAATACTCCATTTATAAACAAAATTCCATTCCCAACACCAATACCTGAAGTCGTATTTGCACCACCAACAGTCAAACTATAAGTTTTACCGATACCTGTAAAGTCATCTGATATATCATCAAATAACATATTTGTAGTATAGTTACTTCTCAAGAATGTTCTTCCACTAAAATCTGCTTTTACGAAGGGTAAGTTTGTATCATCTTTTCTTGATCTTGTATTTCCTTTTGGAGGATCTGTAAAATATACACTACTATCAACTATATTAAATGACCCTCTGTGAAGTCTTGCAGTCGCTCCAGCAGAGTGAGTAGTTGCTGGTAAACCTAATTGACCTCTTCTTACTTTAACTGATGGTAAAGTTGCAATACCTGAAGATACATCTATTGCATCATTAATAGTTCCTGTTGGTGTACTTGAGAATCCAACCTCAGTTACTATCATATACTCATCATCAATTTTTAAAATATCAGATGTTGTTATTGATCCAATACCACTCAAAATAAATTGTGTAATACCTATACCAATAGTGCTGTTATGAGTAAAACCATCAAAAATACCTAAAGTATGAGCGATCTTAGTAAATGTAACGGGTTGTTGTACTACACCATCTAATCCGATGATCGTCTTAGTCAACTGTTTTGTCATGGTCAACTTATGATTATTACCAGATCCGATACCAGTAAATGTTACAGCAGCACCTGAAGCAACGTATTCGGGTCGTGTATATAATTCAAATTGATTTTCATCAATATTTTTTACAAATACAGTGCTAGGTAATATTGTTGTTACAACACCTGCAGTATTAGCAGTCGCACCAATAGAAACTGCAGTCGCTGCTATTCCTGTAAATGTTGAGTCTGGTGTATATGTTAGTTCCTCATTTGTATTAAAGAAATGATTAGGAATATTAAATAAACCTGTCGTTTTGACTAATCCAACACCGTCAGCAACTGAATTAATTCCGACTGGATTAAAAGTCTTTTGATAGATTGGCACACCATCATGTTTTAAATCAAATTCAACTTTATTTGCCCTAAGACCACTTAATCCATCATATGATGATAAGAATAATTTTTCTGTTACAGTGCCATGCGTTAAATCTAAAGGGACGTTTGCAAAGTCATTGAGAGTGTTAAAAATTTGACTATATGATTGAACTTCAATTAATGAGTCGAACTCAGAATCTGGATAAAATCTAAGATTAATATTATTTCCAGATATTTCTCCACCAAAAGTACCAATACCTGTAGTTGAACCAGCAGATACGAAGGGATATTGAACAGTTAATACATCATCTGCATCCCTAAGTGAAATTATTTGATGAATTGCAGATGTTTCACCACATGAAATTCTTACAAGTGATTTTACAGAACTATCAATATTTTTATTTAATGTTGCATATGTAATCGTACTTGCTGTTCCAGTTACATAATTTGACTCTAATCTTGCACTTCTTTCTGTTCCCTCTGGTTGACCAATTGATAAAAATCTATGAGTTCCAATACCTGTTGTAGTAGTTCCTAGTCCAACAACATTTGATCTTACTTCAAGAGAATTAAATCTATCATTTTCAATTTGTAATTTAATAATGTTATTTTCAAATCTAGCTGTAATAACACCAACTGATGAATTACTTGCACTTAAAGAAGTATCGATGTAAGTTTGTGCAGTTGTTGTATCTGTTCCATCAAAATCAACAATAACCTCATTATAATTAATTTCTTTAGTTAAAGAGTCTTGAACAAATACATTAGCGTACAGTCCATTAAAATCAGTATTTGAAAATTGAGCTATTGTAGTTGTAGTCACACCACTAGATGCACTGTCTACTCCCACATTTGATCCAATTAAATCAACTTGTCCAACTGTATGAGTTCCAATGCCTGATAAATCTGTGTTAAAATCAATCTTTAAAATTTTTATATCATGGTCTTTAGTAAATAATTCAGTTGGAGTAAATACAAGATTTTTAATTCCACCAGATGTTATTTGAGTTGAAAATTCTCCCAATTCTAAAGTTGTAAAATCAGTTGTTTTTTCAAGTAAATATGCGTTGTTAGTGGTTGTTAATGTAATAATTTCTGTAAATTGTACATCAGATGTATCAGGATCAATTATTTGAATTAAGTAGTTACCAAAATCTTCAGTCAGTTCTTCAATTATAGTATTGTTTTCTTGGAAACCAGTAGAAGAAAAATTACCACTAATATCATCATGAACAAGAACTCTATTGGTTTTACATCTTGTAAAATCACTTAATACTTTATTTGAAAGTTCGACAAATTTTGAACTTCTTTGTCTTGTATCATAATCCCTTACAAAATCAAAATTATTAATTGCATCCACTCTTTGCTGTTCTTCTAAACCTAAAACATTTAATACGTCAAGTACAATTAAATCATTAGTTAAGGCAGTTGTACCTATTCCAACTTTGACTTGACTCTCAATTGACGTATCTGCAAAATTCTTAAGTCCAGCTGGATGTACTAGACGATTTACAGGATTTACAAACTTATCCCATTCAATAGTACTCTTTACAGTATATGATAAATTTTGATAATAATCATTATCAGAAATTACCTGATAATCTTCATTTAATTTTCCAATATCATCTATCCATCCATATTCTTGCCTATTTGAAAAATCAGTTTTAAATTTTGCTTTGTTATTAACAAGACTAGTAATTTCAGCAGAAACATTGCTAGCTCTTCCAGAAATACGATCTCCCTTTTTAACTTCAAATTTTCCATCTATTTTAATATAATCATCCCTTATTTCAACAACTAACAAATCTGTTTTTAATGAATTGACTAGTAAACTTTCGTTTAATTCAAATATACCTCTTGTTTGTATTGGTTCTATTATTGGATACTTATTTTTGTTTATAATAGATGCGTAACCTGATTGAAATGTTTTTGCAACACCTGGATTTGTTGTTAGACCTGCAACGCTAAATTTAACTATCGCTTGAGTTCCAGCAATATAATCATCAACATTGAAAAATCTATAATTATAATTTTCTGAATTAAATCCATCACCTATAACTGTTGTACTTGTAGAAATACCTCCTTGCGTTGCACCCACTCCAACTTCACC